GTTTCTTAAACCATAGTAAGGTGGAGATGTGACACACATCCTCGCCTTACCTGTAAATTCTTTTAGTGTGTCACGACAGTCACCAAAGAGAATTGTATCAGTTACCATAACTATATTCTGTCCTTGCTGCTTCCTCCAACTTTGCCATCACTTCGTCTGTGAAGTATTTTGTAGGATCAGAGAGTATAGACTTAGGATAAACATTACTACCACCAATGGCGATACGGTTGCCCACCCTCTTAAATACTCCGTACTTTTCACCAAGCTCCAAGAGTCCATAATATTTGTCAAGTCCACGTTCGTCAAAAAATAATCTAGTTGCAACTTTGGAACCCTCCTTGGATAATCGTGATTTTTTAGCCTCACACTTGATGATATTACCCACCAAGTCTGTGCCATCCTTCTCTTTTGATTTGGTTAAGAATATTATACTAGACGCAGCGTACTTAAGTCCTGCACCACCGCCCATTTCTTTCATTGGCACATAGGATCCAATCACATCATATGTGTGATTCGTGACAAGCATCGGAATACCTGCCTGTCCTAGTTTCAAGGTCAATACCCTGAATGCACCCTTGATCAACTGGGATTTGGTCATGTCCCTAACCTGCTTATCGTTAGCAACATCTTCCATCTCTTTGGATGTACTAAGCATACCAAGAGAATCAAGAACAAACATCAATGGTTGACGCTCCTCCTTTGGTTCCTTCATATACTTGTCAACAATCCTTACAGCCTGTGTCCTAAACTCTTCTATCGTAGCAACAGGGAAGATTACCATACGCTTGGAATCAATTCCCCTTGTCTCAATCATGTCTTTGCTTAAAGCAGACTCAGACTCAAAATAAATGACCCCACCAGTAGGATGATTACTAAGAAAACTACGAACAACACTAAGGGCAAAAAAAGTTTTTCCAGTGCTTGATTCACCAGCAAGGGCTGTAACCTTGTTGGAAGGAATACCCCCAAACAAAGAACCACTAACGACAGCATTAAAGATGTATGACCCAGTATCAACAAACGAGGTAACGTCACCTGCGGCAACACCATCAGAAACAATACTAGCGAATTCATTTCCACTGTCCTTAATTACACTATCTAGGAACGATCCCATTCATTTACCTCACTTTCGTACATTCTAACATAATCATGGTCTTGTGACAAGAGCCTAGCATAAGCATCTGCTGTGTCTCTTTCTTGAAAGACTTTGATCTGTTCTGCTTCAAGTGCTTCCACTTGTGCATCCTGATACGTTACTGTCCAAACAGTTTTACTCATTCAAAAAACCTCCCTAGTGTTACTTTCTTTTCATGGGTCCACCCCACACATTGTAGCACGTTTTTCAACGGTTCCAAGAAACTCTTCTCAAACTGTAGCTGATAGTCAACATACTTGTCAAGATTCATCTCTTGTGGAATGGTACTGAAAAACGAGACACAATTCTCATGCAATGGATTTGGTGTCTTCAAGTAGATGAATTTTATCTTCTCACCCTCTTGAATATATGGATACTTATGATCTAACTTGTTTTTTCTGACGAAATCGTTGTAGAGGAGTGCTCCACGCACGTGGATTGGGGTTCCTTTACTATAGATCTCAGTTCTGTGTCTATATTTCTCAAGGTTGTTACAGCCTCTGGGGAATGCAACTCCTTCTTGTCCTTGCTCTCTGGTCTCTGCTCTGATGTCATTGATAAATGAGATAAGTTCATCATTTGTTTTGCTGATAATGATCTGAAAAGCTGCATATAACTTATCTCTGAAATACTGTGGTGTAGAAGACCTAGCTGTTTCTAGTCCCATGATCTTCATCTTGGGTTCTTTGTATCGTACTCCCTCTGAGTCCCATACGTTAAGTATGTATCTCTTCTTAGCAGTCCAGATACCACGATCAGCGATGTTCTCTCGCTTCATGATCATCTTTTGGTCATACGCCGCCACATACGTTGCAAGCTCCTCATACGAGGCATCAATGAACGGTTCCAACTTATCTTTACAGACCTTATCAAGTAGCTCCACGATCCGAACCTTATCGTCAGACTTATTACCAAAAAATTTATCAACAACAGGTCCGAGATTAAGATATATTGAGTCGGTGTCAGATGCAATAACGTAATCTACTTTCTCTGTCTTAAGCAATCTATTTAGATAACCATTCATCTTGTTCTCTATCCATCGGATAGAAACCTGACCAGAAAGAGTAATAGCTTCAGCGTTCGCCAACCTATAATACCGAAAATGCTCGTTGCCAATAGCACCATAAGCACTGTTAAGTGAGATCTTCTTAGCCATCTGAATGTTATTACATCTAGCAATCTCTTTCGTAAGTTCAACCGATGGATTCTTCTCATACTCTTGCTTCGCCTTAATCATCTTCTTCTTGAATATGACCCTAGAATCATACATCTTCTGCATCATTAACGGCAGGAATCCCTGCACATCCTTCCTGTATTGTGCTCCATTGGCACATACAGCATACTCGCCATCAATCTCTACCTCTTTATTCAGAATCCGTTCAACGCTCGTGCTGGGATGTCTAGCCTCCCTGAGGGTTTCTGGACTGATATTGTATTGCATAATAAGATGAGGATAGAGGCTATTGAGGTCAAAATTAACAACCCAATCATAGCGTCCTGGTTTCGGTTCCTTGACATAAGCTCCTGCGTACTTTGCGTCCTTCGTTGCTTCCTTCTTTGGAGGGATAGCAATCTTTCGTTTATTTAACTCACAATAGATGTAGTTATCCCACATCTTAACCTGAGAAAATACATCCTCATAGTTCACCTTAGCATCATAGGCCATCGTGAATGCTAAGTCAAGTAGTTTCATCTTGTCATCAAGTTGATCTACCAACCTAACGTCATGGATGTTGTAATCAATAAATTTCTGCCAATCATTCTCATAGAACTCTTTGAACGTATCAAACTCACTATGATCTAACTTTCGTTGCCCCAATTCAACCAAGCATATGTGATCCAAGCGATACGATTCTTGGTTAGTATAAGTAAATTTCCTGTAAAGTTCAAGATAATCCAGCGTAGCAATTCCTGGTAAATCGTAGGCGATTTGTCTTCGTCCTTTGATGTAAATTTCTCTAGAAGATATAAGTTTCCAAGGGCTAAGACTTTTAGCAGCCCTCGCACCAAGTATCCTGTCAATACGCCTAGCGATATAGGGAATATCAAAAAGCTGTACGTTCCAGCCCGTAATAACATCAGGACAATTCTCATTCCAATACCCCAAGAATGCAGTTAACATAGACTCTTCAGTTCTGAAGTGCATGTAATCTACATCATCATGCTTATTGTCAAATGGTCTAGCACCAAACACAATAATACGACCAGTATAAGAGTCCTTAATACTGATCGCTAATATCTCTTGGTCTGCTGATTCTATATCAGGGAATCCATTCTCAGCAGCAGTCTCAATGTCAATGTTAAAGACACGAATCTTTGACGTGTCATATTTAATCTCATCCTCTGGATGTTCACCAGCAATATACTGATAGAGATACCTTGTGTTACCATAGATATCAAAATCTTCTACCTCTTTATACTGCTTAACAAACTCTCTTGCTGATTTGATGTCACCCAATTGAATAGGTTCTACACACTCACCCTCAAGAGTCTTCCACTCAGAATAATTTTTACTAGCAACATATAATGTAGGGTTGAACGGCACTCTATAAGAAAAAGAAGAACCGCCTTCGTACCCACGTACTAGAAGACGGTTTCCTGCCTGTTCAACATTGGTGTAGAACTTCATTCAGTAAGAATCTCAGGCTCAATTGGTTTGTAACTATAGTAACTAGCAAGTAATTCCTTGCCAGGTTCTAAGAAGGTTAGTATATCAGAAGATCTGATCACTGTCTCCTTAACATCAGCAAATGGTAACCAATCTTTAAGATTGACACCATCTATTGCTAATGGTTCTCTAAGGATGCAGTCTGGATCACCCAACTCTACTCCTTCAATCTCCTCCACCTTCGCTAGTAGCCACTGGTCCTTCAGTAGCAGCACTTGTAGGTTCTTGGGTTGATTCTCCATCTGTTCTTCCTAAGATATCGTTTCCTTTGTTTGGCAAGAATGATAAATCAATACCTGCCTCATCTAATTTAGCCACATAATTCCTAAGGATATCCTCGGCAGGTGGCATTGCAGCCACAACATGCTGTGGATTAACACGATGATCCTCATAAGGAGTAAACGGATTCCACCTACGATATGTTACGTTAAAGGTGTCATTGTCACCTTCAGATAATGATAAAGTCAAAGGATATAAGAATT